GATTTCAAAGAAGCGCATCGGATCGCGATGCGTAAAGTAGGCAAATAGGAGAGTGATATGCCTGGACACAAAATGAAAAAAATGAAGCCAAAAAGTAAAAAACCTGTAAAAGCAGCGGCAAAGAAAAAGAAAATGAAAAGAGGCATGAGGTATGCCTAAAAAGAAAAAAACCAGTGGGCCAACACCCACAAACCCTGCTTTATATTCGAGGGTGAAGGCTGCAGCAAAACGCAAGTTTGATGTATATCCATCAGCTTACGCAAACGCTTGGCTGGTTCGTGAATATAAAAAGCGCGGTGGTAAATATAAAGGTAAAAAACCGGCATGAGTTTGAAGAAATGGTTCCGTGAAGATTGGGTTGATATCGGTGCGCCCAAAAAAGGCGGCGGGTTCCAAAAGTGTGGGCGCGGATCGTCAAAGGGTAGCAAACGCAAATATCCAAAATGTGTCCCCGCTGCTAAAGCTGGACGCATGACAAAGGCGCAAAGGCAATCTGCGGTAAGGCGTAAAAGAGCAAAACCACAGGGTGTTGGCGGCAAGCCAACCAACGTGGCGACCTTTACCTAATTGGCACGGTCAATCTAGTCCAGTTTAGTCCAGGTCGTGGGCTACCAGAGGCTCCCATATCGTCCCAATCAGTCCCCTAAAACTGCCGAAAATACCACCAGATACCACCCAGAACCGAGCTTTCACGGCGGCAACACGGGTTCGAATCCCGTACGGGATGCCACACTATTTATCAAATAATTACAATAAGTTATAAGCCCCTGGCCCTTGAGGCTGGGGGCTATTTTTTTGTTTCTAGTCCAGTTTTAGTCCAGTTTTTTATAAAAAAAACTTGCAAACCTTGACTGAATAGGTTAAGGTTATGGTGTAGAAGAATCAATTTTACACGGGATAAAGACATGAAAGACTTAATAGTAAAGCAACGAAAAGACAGCCTCAAGTGGTGCATCAACGCAGAGCGAATTGGATTGTCAAGTAAAGAGGGTGGTTTCGAAACAAAGACAGAAGCAGAGGCAGAAGCAGCAAAGATGCTTGCAAGATTTCAACTCAATTTACCTTTAAAAGATAACATCGCTACGGAGTTGTTTTCTGTAAATGATGCTATTAGCGTTTATTTGGAACAAGAAAAGCTGATGCAAACAAAGCCATATCACCAGGAGCAAATACACAATCTTCAATTGCTGCAAAAAATGGTTTTTGAAGGCACGGCTGTGGGCAAACACCAGATGGAATATTTAGGCAGTAAAGCAGCGCGGATATCTTTCAAAAACTCTGCAACCAGGGCAATAACTGGTGAGGGTAAAAGCATAGCTACTATGGAAAAGCGGCGAAAGCATTGGGGTAAGTTTTTGCAACACGCTGCAATTTCAGGTTGGATAGACTTCAATCCTTTAGAAAAAATAAAACTGCCTGTGGAGTCAAAAGTTGATAGTCGCGCACCTCGCGTTCAAAAAGAATTTGTGAGGTGGTTGCAAACTGCGGGACTGACAGCTTACACAGAAGCCTATACAAATTCGGGCCGCACATCTTCTGGTCAATGTAAGAGGCCGCATATACATCCAAAAACACTTCAGTTGATGTTGCAGTTGTCGCTTACTTGCGGTTGTCGCCAGGGTGAATTAAGAGCCTTCAAATGGAGTGATTATAGCCCTAATAGGCAAATGATAAGGGTGTCTGGTGCAATCAAACATGGAACTCAGAAACGGGGCAAGGCGAAAACAGACCAGTCACAGGATCGTGACATTGAACTGCCCTCAGTGATTTGTCAGATGCTTGACCAGTACAGAACTAGCACAGAGTTTGCAGAAGCTGACGATTACATATTCCCATGTAGTGCAGGCACACCGTTGCGTAAGAACGACTTCACAGATATTTGTGAGCCGTTCCGGTTGAATTGCCCTTTTGTTGATGAAACAGGCAAGCCATTGAGATTCGTGTGGGGCGATTTACGCCATGCTTTCGCTAGTAACTTAATTGACCAGCTTGGAGCAAACTGGGCAGAGGTTTCTGAGTCAATGGGTCATACAAACGCTAATTTTACGCGCAAACAGTATGGTCATTATATTGTTGATGAGGAAAAGCAACAGCGTAAGCGTGAGGCAGCAGCGGCAATACTGGCGTGAGGATTACGTTATGACAACAGAGAATGAAATTTTGATGCAGTCTGTTAAGGAAAGTGTCTTAACAAAAAATGAAGCTGCAAGGGCACTTGGAATAGAGCCATCAACATTGGCAAGGATTGAGTCAGGTGAAACAAAAATAGACAACGAAGATTTGAACCGTTTTCTTAAATTGTTAAAAGTAAAAGGGGCTTAAAAAGCCCCTTTAACCCTCTCCCATAGTTGTTGCCAAAATGTTTGTTTAGCCTTCCTACGGTTGGCCCAATATTTTCTTAAACGTGCAGAGTGAGCGGCTTTTTGCTCTTCTGTCCATTGCCATCTTTTTCCCATTGTTTACTCCCAAATTTCTGCAATTCAACGGCTGGAATGTACCAGCGTCTGCCATCCCTCATAGCTTGGATGACACCTGTCTTTATCCATCTTCTGATGCGCTTACGCGCCGCATCGTTATACCCCTCAGAAAACAACACTTGGCAGGCTTCCTCAAGCGTGTAAAGCAGTGGCTCAGTCATTTGCCTGCCCATCCTGGCGGCGGTGGCGGTGGTGGCGCTACAGCAGCGTCTGACGGGGCTGGTGACTGCATTGGTGCTCCATCGTTCAAGAACAATCCGCTGTTCACTATTTTTTCAAACCCAGACGGCGTTTTAACCTGTAACTCGACGCTGGGCCTGCTGCGCCAATCACCTTGGTTTGCTTTATAATAAGCCTCAACTTGCGCTTTGAGGGTGGGGTCACTGATGTTGAACCAAAATGAAATTTGCAATGATTCATCTATCTGCAACCCTCGTTTAAGCATTTCAGGTTTCACTGACGCTTTAAACTCTGGTCTTGCCATGTCATTTATCTCCTTTTTCTATTGGCGGTTGGGCAAGGTTTTCTTCATGCTGTTTCCAAACAGCATAAAAACGATTGTAATCATCAGGTTTTTTTTCAGACATTCTGTGCAGTTGTGGATTGATTTGATTGATCCAGGCGTTAAGGCTGACAAGAGTTTTAAATTGTTTGCATTTGGCCTCTAAATCTGCCAACGACAGGTCATCCAATAGGCCGTTGATCTCACCGTCATCATCATCGTCATCATCCAGTTCTTGGATGCCTGTAGCAAGCCCTAGAGCCGCCATGAGCGCGTAACGCCGTGCATAAGACACAGCAGACCCCATTTGCTGTGAATTAGTGGGGTCTTGCACAAACAATGGGTATTTACCAACGATTGGCTCCTCACCAGATTCGTGCATGACAATGGTTTTTAAAAACGCACCATGCTCATCCCTATCAACAACCTGGCTGACACTTAAGCCGTGCGCTGCCGCCATTTTTACCTTGGTCATGATAGAACCGACAGAACTATACTTTGACCGCTGACCCTGCTTGTCAGCCGCAAGGCCAGAATTTTCTTTTTGAAACGCAGCAAACGCTTTAGCCATTTCACTCATTGTCACCCTCGACTTTTTTGGTTGGAAAAATATCTTTGTGTTGCGGATTTTTTGACATCCACAACCGCGCATAATAACTTTTAAAATTGTTGTTTAGTTTGAGCGGTTCGCCGTTTGGCCTAGCGTTCACTGTTGCTACAGATGTTTCCCAACGTATCCGCTCTAAAATCATTGCAGAGCCTATTTTTGTATGGCCCTTCGCAATCGCCTCTTGTGTAAACCTGTCCCAAAGCTGGTAAACCTTTGGGTTTTCTTGATGAAACTTTACAAACTGAGCTTCACGGATGTTGCGCGGCACACTTAATGCCTCAAATAAATTCTGTTGCATCAGTAGCTCCCTGGATGTGCTGCAAAAACAAAAGCTATGACTCCCCACAGCCAGACGGTCATAAAGCCAACGCCGCAGAAATATTTTAACGCCAACAAAAACATTTTATATTTGCGATGGTGCTGGCGCACTTCATTGGCTCTAAAATGCAGTTCGAGGTACTTATTTTTGATCATTTGACCCCCCATAGATGTTTTGCTTGTTCAACAAGGGCGGGGTGCATATCCCAAGCCCAGTGGTGGCTGAAATCAGGCTCAATCAGGCGCAGCATGTCCTGGATTGATTTGCCCTTGGTTATTTGCAGTAAGTTTTCTCTGACGGCTAATTTAGCAATCATCATATTGAGTGCAGCCGCCATGCTTTCTTCTGTCAGCCGTTCACAATTCTGTGAATTGAACACCCTATATTCACGGGCATTTGCGTAGACGATTGTTTGCGGCAAACCAGTGCCGTGCCAGTACCCAGCAACTTGCCAGATATGGGACCAATCAGGGGTTGAGGGCAGGGATGTTGCACGTTTACCAGACTTTGTTTTATCTGAAACTGATGACCACTTTGTTTTAAGCTCCACCCTCTGCGAAAAATCAGGGAAGCCGCTGTATTTGAGCTTCAACCCAGGCAAGCTGGCAAATATCTCACTTTCGCCCTCGATGCGGTTAAGGCCAAGTTGCTTGTGTGCCGACTCTACGCCCTTTATGGCGTTACGCAATACATCTGTGTATTCATCGAGGACAACCTCAAGCTGGGCTTCATCCTGTCCCTGATCCCATGTGCGCGGTTTAAACTCGTCAAATAAGCTGGCACAATGGCGAATAACTTCATTGATTTCTTGCCCCTCAATCAGGTGCATATTTGTGCCAGTTTGCGTGATACGACCACCCGCCATTTTGGCATTGTCATTATTAAGAACGGTTAGGCGTTGTCGTGCTAGATTTTTATCGCCAGGTGCCTCGCCATTTAAAATCAAGTAACATTGATCACGCTCTGGCCTGACCACACACTTGTCGTGCATTACAACGCACAGAGGCTTGTTTGGTACGCTGTGATGAAAATAATGTTTGCTTGTTGCAAATGTTTGGTCAAAAGGCGCAGACAAAAAAAACTCCATCAATACTTTGTATCGATGAAGTTAGCTACATTGACCGATTTCGTCAAGCCATAATCATGTAGGCGACAAATTAGCTGAAATTATATCCTTCTGGCTTACTGCGCCAATCGCTGCCTGCCCCAGCGCCATACTGGCGAAGGTCATCTTTTTTTACATCTACGATTTCAGCATCACGCAAATCTGGCCTGAACACTGCGCTCGTGAATGGCGCAGCCCAATCAATTGCTATATCAGTTTCTGTCTGCCAAACACCATCACCATTGTAAATTGTATATTTTTTAGCCCCAGGCTGTGGATACAGCTCACCCAAAAGCAAGCGGCCAGTTCCGGTTTCTCTTACAAGTGCGTGGTGCATGATTGCTTCTTGATCAATTGCAAAATTTACTGGGCTTTTGTTGGTGTGATCTTTTTTTAATCTAAAGATAAAATATGCACCAGACATCCAAGCATACACGCCTTCGATGTCATCCTGCCAGCGCAAACACACAGTATGCGTTTGAAAAAATGTGTTTAAAAACAGGCAGCGCATTGTCTCTTGTTTTGAATACCAAATGCTATTTTGCTCACGTTCAATGTGCCAGTTGTTGCCGTCTTGGATACAATGGCCAAGCAGCGGAATAGGGCTGTTTTGATACATTATCTGCTGGGGTAAGCAGTTTAAAATTTGCGCGTACTCTTCTGCATCGCGGCGCGTGATTTTTATCGCACCACTTTTGTGACGCGACAAAGTTTCTGGCTTAATGCCTTTTTCGTCAGCCACAGCGCGATTCGTCATGCCGCTACGGCGTATCATTTTGTCAAGGTTGTTACTCATACAATACGTTTCTTCATCATAAGTATTGATCATATCATCTTGTCCGAAACTGTCACAATGGTTTTTTTCAGGTATATAGCATTGACCAGATATGTCAATATATGTACATAAATAAGACATGACACTTGATGAATTTAGAAAAGACAAGGGTTTGAGCCTTTCGGCATTGGCAAGGGAACTGGGCGCGGCACACGCAACTGTTGTAAGGCGGTGGTGTTTACCACCAGGTCATCCAGAGGCACAGATTCCGCATCAAAAATATATGTATGCGATAGTTGAACTCTCAGATGGCAAAGTGCAGCCAAATGATTTTTACGGCGCGATGCCTCATGACAGAGGATGAACTGCAAAAACATGTGGTGGATTGGCTAAAATCAAGCCTGCCTATCGGGTCAGTAGTGCATCACTCGCCTAACGAGGGCAAGCGGCACGTCGCTTACAAGGTGAGGCTGAAAAGTTTGGGCATGATTACAGGCTGGCCTGACCTCGAAGTATTCGTTCCCGACACAGGCTGGATCGACCTGGCTTGCAAGGGGCCAATCATGTTTGAACTGAAGCGGCCCAAGGGCGGCAGGCTAACAGACAAGCAAAAAAACATACAAGATAGATTGCGCTGTTGCGGCGTTTACTGCGTTACAGCCAAGCGCTTGTCGCAAGTGCAGGCATACTTGCAACCTTTGTTGCACTTGCGCGACACGCCGCAAGCTAGAATCACACAGCAAATTTGTGAGGCGCAAGGTGGTTGATGTCATGAAAGTCATGCGCCGCCCTGGCGTTTGGGAATACTTTGCAGAGTGCGAAGCTTGCGACGGCACAGGCAGCGTTGAGACAGATGTGCCTGTCATTGATTTTATGAACGGCGGCTATCTTATAATGGGCAAAGGTGACTGCGATAAATGTTCAGGTGATGGCTACCGTGACCTGACGGACGATGAGTATGAAGCTGCGGTGTTCAACGGGGAGATACCGGCCTGTGTCCACTGATAAACGCCACAAGGATGATTGGTATCCAACCCCGAAAGAGGCCACTGAGGCATTACTGGAAGTTGAAACCTTTGGCCCCACCATTTGGGAGCCAGCTTGCGGTGACGGCTCACTCAGTGTGGTTTTACAGGATGCAGGGCATGAAACCATCGATTCAGATTTGAACGAATATGGGTTTGGTCAGGCTGGCGTTGACTTTTTATTAGAGACAAAGGCTGCCGCACCACAGCTTATCACCAATCCCCCGTTCAAATTGGCGAATGAATTTGTGCTTCACGCTATCAATCTGGGCGTTCAAAAACATGCCTGGTTGTTGCGCTTGGCGTTTCTTGAGGGGCAGGCGCGTTATGACAGCATTTTCAGCCTGCATCCACCAGCCGCTGTCCATGTATTCAGCAAGCGGCTCACAATCTGGCGCGGTGACGAAGATGAAGCGTGGTATGGAAAAACAGGCAAAACACCCTATGCCTGGTTCATATTCAAGAAGGGTTGGCGCGGCCCTACACAGTTGGGGTGGCTATGAGCGAGTGGGCTTACAGAATAGCTCAGCAAGAGTATGGGCGGCTTATCAGGCAGGGTATGGGCATATTCCTGATTGCTGAGGCTTGGGACATACAGCCTTTGTATTTAGCGCACCAGGATCAAATGAACGCTGACCGTGTTTGGGTTGCTTTACCAAACCATATCAGGGGCAGGGGGTTGCTCACAGAGCCTTATCTGCTTGGAAAGATGGCCCAGCAGATTATCGAAATGTACGAAAAAACAGAAAATTTAGTGTTCATTGACAAGAAACGGAGGGCCGTATCTTAGCTAAGATATCTTAGCTAGATATCTCATACCGTTACATATTTATAGTGATTCAGCTTAGATATCTTATCTAAGCTGTCATAACACCGAAGGTGATTTTATCAATGCTTGAAAATCCGTCAACCCCAAAAATAGACCCATCAGCAATTCGTTCTGTTATTGAGCGCACAGCAAAGCGCACTAATCCACGTTACAAGCAAGCTGTTGAGCGGCGCAAAGTAAACAGTTGGCCTGACAGACAGGCAAAGGTGTTCAGGCAGATGCGAAAGCAGATGTCTGTTGAGCGATATAAAGAAGTGCAGCAAGCCTATTTCGAGAGCCATTTATTTCAGCAACGCAAGTTTATAGAAGGGATGGAGAAAGCCTATAATGAACGTGAACGCACTGCATGACTTGTTTTTAGGAGCAGCAGAGACAGACAGACGCTTACCGCCAGCTACACGCAAAGCAAAGCTGGCAGCATGGCCTGAAGTGGTTAAGGATTGGCATGGGTATGGCTGGACGCAGATAGGTGAGACAGTCTTGCGGCCTACAGCCAAGCAGATAAGTGAATACGATGAAGCCTTGCGTTTGACTACAGTTATGCCAGAAGATGACCGCAAGCTCGTCTGGGCAGTTGCACACAGTGCAGCGTTC